GAATAACATCTCCTGCTGCTGGTCCAACTGCTCCTGCTGCTCCTAGTGGAACTGCATGATTACCAACAACAAGTGTTCCTGAAGTTAATACTGCTTGTGGTCCTGAGACTGCAAACCAGCCGTAAGCACTAGCTGCCATATCAACAACTGTTACACCTAATGTAGCACCTGTAGTTGTAGCGGCTTGAACAATCATTCCACTGCGTGGATCAGGAATTAAAGTTATTCTTGAACTTGTAGTTATCGCTGTTGCTAAATCATCGTAGCAAGTAATTATTATTGATGGATCAGCTGAATGATCATGTGCTGGATTAGATTTAATTCTAAGCATTTGACCTTCACCTGCAGCATCATTTACATAAAGATAACCATTTGCATATTGGTTAAGAGTTATGTCAGTACCAGCAGTTTCTACTGATATTGCTGTTTCACCTGCTGCGACTCCTGCTGTTGGAGTTAAGTCAAAGTGATGTGCGATTGATGCAGCGTGAGTTACACACTTACCTGCTGTAACAGCAGTTCCTGATAATCTACCATATGCATAAACAGTATTACCATAAAGTAATCTACTGCCTAAAGGAAATAACTCTGTAAGTCCTGAAGTAAAAGGATCGACAGTATTTTTTTGGCTACCGCCTTTACCTACGATAAAGTCAGCAGGACCATATCCTGTTGTTGCTACATACTGAGTATGTGCACCAGCATCAGTAAAAATATTACCATCTGAATTGATTACCAATCCATCAGTAATTCCACCTGTTGTTGAATTTATATCAATTGTTCTAAAGCCTTTTTCGGACCTAACTGGTCCATTAAATGTTGTGTTAGCCATTTTATTCTCCTAAAAGAAAGTATCTATCATCTTGGCAAGTCTGCTAGGGCAGTTGATAGATTAATTAAAAATTCCCTAGATTAAAAAAAAAGGGGGAACATAAGCTCCCCCTAAGTGTTCTTACGAACTACCTGGTGAACCATAGATACCAAGCGGATCGGATACTCCAAAGGAATATCTTTCTCTAGCTTTATATCTAACATTACCAGTTTCAAAATCACCATCCATAGATGTTGTCATCGGTGCTCTGACAAAATGCTTCATACCATCAGGAATATCAGTAGTAATAAAGAAAGCATTAGTATCAGTTAAATAATGATTAACTGAATAGCCTTCTGGAATTACTCCATTAGTCTTGATAGCGTTGATGTCATTGTCAGCCGTTCCAACTCTATAGTCACTCTGTAGAAGTCTAGTAGCAACAAACTGAAGTTCAGATGGTACTATTAGTTTTCTAGGTCGTGCAGCAATTTTAAGACCTCTTTCATCAGTATATTTACCAATTTGGATGATCGCATCTTCTAAAGATGTTTCATTCAAGTCAGCTCCTACTGTGGGTCTATTGCTGTTAGTTCCGCCACTTACAAGTGGATGAGATGCACTAAATAATGCTACTCCATCACCTGAAGTAAATGCAGTGCTAAATCCATTGTTTAATGGAAATGCTGCTTTTACTTGTTTTGTGTAAGCCATTGCACGAGCTAGTGCTTTAGTATATCTAGCTGACAAAGAAACATATAGATTATCTTCCATAGCTTCCTCTGTAACTGAATATCCCATTGCGATAGTTTCGTGTGTGTAACGAGCCACAAAAGATTCTTGAGCAACATCATAACTGATAGTTGATCCTTCATTCTTTACAGGTGCTGCACCGAAGCCAGATAGTTTTAGTTCTTCCTCAAATGATCTCTCGGAATTCTCTGAAACATAAATTTCTTCGTGCTCGTTTTCGTAATTACCATACTCTTCACCAAATAAGGCGTTAAGTCCAGGTAATAGTTGCTTTAGCTCATTAGCTCTTGATATAGCTGCCATTATTTACTCCTTAGCCTATGCCAGTTGTGTTGAGCAATTGATGCCCTACGTTAAACATTACAAGTACATCAGTGAACTCATCGCCAACTGCACTATCAGGACCATCGACAAAATCGATAATCTTTAGTGGTAGTGTGGCGGTAGTAGCTGCTGTACTCCCATCTACGCTGTTTTTACTGTTTCCAATAGTTGTAGTTCCTGCAGTTTGCACGATAGCACAATTCTTGCCCAAGTCATCTTGAGTAAGACTTTCATCGCCTTGCATTTGCATTATTACAAAAGGATCAGTAGCAACATACGCAACAATATCATCTGCAGCTATTGAAGCTGGAAAATATTGATTTGGTGTGAATTGACCTGTAGTAGGATCAGTGTAAGCACAACCAAGGAAAACACCAATTGGTGTTAAAGTCGCAGTACCAGTATCTTTTTCAATAGTGGTATTAGGATTGTTATCAGTTAACTTTACAATATCGCCATAGAATATGTCTGTAGCATATGCATTTTTAATTTTGTAATGTGTAACTTTTCCTTGATAAGGGCTTCCAACAATAGTACCAAGAGGTCTACTCCCAAAGGGAGTTGCTGTGGTTGACATAATTGTCTCCTTATTAAATTAATAAAAAAAGATTCTAAGAATCTTTCCCAAAAGTTGTTTTCGACTTGCGTTCAAACACTTGTTTGGTCGCCATTCGATTGTCTTGGTCTTTAAAATAAGTGTTATCAACAGAGTCTACTTGAGAAGAAGCTAAGTCACTAAAGTGTTTATCTCTAGCTTGTGCTCTTTCTTGTAGCATACTGCATAACAATTGTCCGCCTATTTCAATGTGACCTTTCTTTGCCCATTCTGAGTTATGATCTTGCATATGTATTTGAAGTTCTGGATGATCTTCAAGTGCAACAGGTTTCCACCCCTCACGCATTCTTCTAGAAACATTTGGATTATCACTTTGCCCTAATAGGGTAGTTCTAATCCATCTGAATACTAATCCTTCTTGAGGATCAGGTTCTGGAAGATTACCTGCCGTATCCCAACTCATTGGTCTTTGATCGATTTCTCGACTTTCTATACTCCTTGGAGTACGCACTTGTTCTATAGGAGAGTCAGTCTTAACTTCCTTAGTGTTATTACTAATTTCTTTATCTGACATATTAAATCTCCTTTAATAATTGGTTTGCATACTGCTCAGGACTTATGCCAAGTTGTCGTGCTAGTTTAACTTGAGTCTGAGTCAGACGGATTTGCGAGGGTTTCTTATTTCCGCTATCCCTCGTGGCGGATGCAACAACTGTTGAAGGTTGTCGTTTTTGTGTTCCAGTTTCGTGAACTACTTCTGTAGTCTCTTCTACTTGAACACCAAAAAAATTTGGATATTCTTTACGCATATTTTGATCTACTTCTGCGTAATATTGACTTGCATCTTTTTCAGGAAGTAATCCTTTGTTGCGAAGTCTTTTATCAATGGTTAAAGCGTATGAGGTCATCTCTTGATGTTCATCAACTGTGCTCATAAACCAAGGATTCTTGCTTGACCATGCTTTCATTTCAGGGTCTAGTTCTTGTTTTTCTTGTACAGGTTGTTGTACAGGCATTTTGCTAACAACTTGTTGTTGTACATTCTGTGCCATGCTTGAGGACTGTTGCTCTGCAAGAGTAGCTTTAGCTATCATCTCTTGTGCTTTAGTCATTCCATCAGCATCGCCTTCTTCGTAGGCTTTCTTAAATTCAGCATTAGCACTTTGTTTTGCCCACAAAGCATTGTTATGTGCTTGTTTGTTTAATACTTCTCCGCCTTGTTCAACCATTGCTTGTAGCCTTTGGTTTTCAGACATCATAGTTTGAAGCCTTGTTACAGCTTCTGTAGACTCTCTTGTTGCTGCTTCTTTTGCTCTGCGTTCTTCGTGATACTCGTATTTAATTTTAGCTATGCGATCAGCAGCTCTTTTACTGTAATCAGCTATCTCTTTGTCTACAACATCGTCATCAACTTCTACTGGAGCATTTTCAGCTTTTGGTTTTCTACCTTGGTCTGCTTCAGGGGTGTCATCAATAATAGTAACTTCCAAGTCATCTGGAATGTTATTATCAATTTCAGTTTGTTTTCCAAAGAATTGATCTTCTTGTGTTTGTGGAACAACACCTTCAAAGTCAGGCTCTTCATTAATTATTTCTGCTTTACTCATGCTCTTACTACTCCTGTTGGATCATCGACCACCGCTTCCACAGTGTCATCATTTATTAAACGAAATTCTTGTCCATACATTTTTATGCGAGTGCCTGAATAAGCACGAAATACAACCCAATCACTTTCTTTGCACCAAGGACCACTTGGGAATCTTTTAGTATCTTGGTAACACTCGTTTCCTAATTTAAGGACATAACCACAAATGTTACTAACTTCTTCATCTCTTACAGTCGTAGATGCCTTAATGATACCGCCATCGGTCTTTTCATCTATCTTAGGCATTGCTATAAGAATTTTCCAACCTTTAGGTTCTGGTAGTTGGCTTTTAACATCCTCAGCTACTACAGGAGTATCAACACTCTCTGGTTCTGGGATACTGACTTTTTCTTTTTTACTCATATTTTGCACGACTTTAGGAGTCGAGTTCCTATAATGTTAAAACTTTTTCTACATAATCCAGTAGTTCTCGTTCTGCAAGGGCAATACCCTCGATAATTCCAATCATCTTTTGATACTCGGAGAAGTCTTTACAAGCTCCTGTAGCAATATGATCAGCGTGTTCATTCATCATAGAACGCAATTTTAATTTCAGATGTTCTGAAAGTGATAGCTCTGTGATTTCATTTAACATACTAATCGCTATCTTTTAACATATCCTTGGCAATGTCAATACCAATTTTAAAATCTTTTGATGCTTCTTTTTTTTCATCTGCTTCTTTTGATAGCAGATCACTAGCAACTTGCTGTCCTATTTTAGCACCAGCAATTTCGCCTTCTTGTTTAATTCTTGCTTCTTGTAGTTCTTTGTTTACTTTAGCTTTTGCAGTATCAAGCATTAATCTACCTTCATCTATTTCTATTTTAGATTTTGCTGTTTCTTCTTTGATTGCTACTTCTCTTTCCTTAGCTTGTATAAGTGGGTCTTTTTGTTGTTCTTGTACCCTTTGTTGTTCAGCTTGAGCTTGTGAAGTACCTAATACTCTTTTGGCTGCTTCTGCTACAAGGCTTGATATACGCTTCTCAACATCTGCTGGTAAAGGTTCACCTTCTGCTGGTAACTCTACGCCCATCTCTTCTTCAACTTTCTTTCTATACTGCATAGATAAATGTTCATTAATGTAAGCTGAACCAGAAGCAAGGATAGAAGGAGCATTTGGACTTTGCCCTACTAGCTGTTGTATCTCTGGGTCTTGTTGTGCTGATGTAACGACAGCAATATGTGCCTGATGATCTTGATCAATAAATGCTTTAACAGGTTTGCCATTAATAATGTTCTGCACTGCAGTAACTGGGTCAACTGGTTTGACATCATCTGTATCTGGAATAATATTTTCTACATCTTCAATGCCTAATACACCAAGCATTTGTCTGTGCAGTTCAGGCAAGTTATACATATCAGGAGCTGATTGAGCTAACTGCATTGCAGCTTGATATTGCATAATTCTTTGAGCCATTGTTGCTGCGTTAGGATCAGATACTGGTAGTACATCTACTCTGTTATCAAAATCCTCTGTTTTAATATCTTCTCCTTCATCTGTCTCATATGGATAGGAGGGGTCTGTAAAATCTTTAACGATACCAACTAAGATATTAAACTCTTTACGCATAGAAGCATGGAGTCTAGATTGAACAGCACTCATAACTTTTTGATTTCTTTCTAGCAATGCTAGTGTAGTTCCAACAGGTGCATTGTTGCTCATATCAGATACTTTCATATCAGACATACTGGCAAACCTTCTGCCTTCTTCTACTATGTTTCCTAACAAGGCAAACAATGTAGACGATGGTTCTTTGTATGGTAAGAATGTAATGTTGTCTCTAATAGCACCACCTGGTACATCAACATCTCTAAACTCACCAGGCATTATAGGAGTGTCATCTCCTTTAATACGCAATCCTCTTGCTTTTAAACCACCAGGTAAATTACTTAAAGTACCTGCATCAACCAATTGTCTTAGTATAGATGTAGCTGATTTAGCTAATCCACCTACCATGTGTATCAAACCAAACCCATAGAAACCTAATCCTGGTAGGTATTGGTAATGAACAAAGTGCATTCTTCTAATTTTCTTTGCATCATCTTCGTAGTAGTTTCTTCTTATGCTAAGAATAATGCCACTTGGAAAATCGATAGTAACAACATAAGGTATTGCTATACCTGTTTCTTCTCCGTTCTCATCTGTATCTTCAAACCCTTCTAGGTCTAAATCTACTTGCATTTCTAATATTGTATGGTTTTGATCGTAGTTGTAAGTATCGGACTCACCTGTAATTTCATTGTACTTCTTAGTAATATCAGAATTTTTCTGTGACCCATCAGGTATATCTATGTCTTTATAGAAACCATTGAACTGCATCTTTCTAATTGTGTTAGAAGATTTACGCATAACATGAGTAGCTCTTTCACAAGTTTCTAAATCACTTGCTCCGTAGTTCACTACAACATCTTCTGCTGGTACAAAGATAGAACTAGGTCTATCTAAGCTAGGATCAAAATAAACTTTTCTAAACGCAGAACCTGCCAATGGCAAGGAAAATAACATCTTTTCTGTTTCAGTTCTGTACTCTGACATCTCATGTGTCAGTAAGTAGTTTAAGTAATCTTCTACTCTCTGCGATTGTTTTTCTTTTTCTTCTGTAATCTTTCCTACTATCTTAGTTCTAACTGGTCCAGCAGCAGGAAACATTTCTGTAATTGATTGGGATTGAAAGCGTATAACTGCTTCACTAAGCATTGGATGAAATACACCACAAGCTCCTGCCCAAGGAGTTGTTCTTTCTTCTATCTTGAGTCCAAGTTGGTCTAAACCTTTTGTGTATGTTTCTTCCCAATCTGATCTTGAGTCTTTGTCTCCAGTGTAGTCGCCAACAAGTTTAGAGCCTAGCTCTTGTAAGACATCATCTTCTATGTGTTCAGCTAAGTTAGAATCAAATTCTACATCGCCTATTTCTTTGGCATTAGGATCAAAATCTATAATCATTCCACCATCTTCGGTTTCAATGGCTACTGAGTCTGGATTTTCAATAGAAATACTTAATCCTTGTTCTTGAGGGTCTTGTTCTATTGTTCCATCTTCAGGTGTAGCTTGTTGTCTTTCTATAGCCAATTGAATCTCCTAGTAATAATTTGCGGTACGATTATGTTCCAAAGGCTCATCTTCTTCGTCTGAGTGTAATGGAATAAAACCACCTTGTCTGAATCTTAACAGAGCTTGCGTAGAGCTATCAACTAAATCGTCATGTTCCATATTAGGGAAACCTGCAAATTCTTCTACTACTTCTTCTGCCCATCTTGTTGAGGGAGCATAAATAACTCCTGAAGCAAAAAGATCAGAGACTGCATTAACTCTTGAGATTTTATCGTTACCTCTGCTTGGTGTGTATTCTTGTACAGGTATACCCATAGCTCGTAATTCAAATATTAAGGGCATACCAGCAGCCTTAGCTTCAACTATGAAGGCATCTGGCTTGTATTCGTTGTATTTTTCCATGGCTCTTCTTTTAAGATCAGGAAACTCTAGTCGTTCTTTGTAAGCATCTAACAAAATAACAAAAGGAGAAATCATCCCATCGTCATCTTCTTTATAGAATACTCCCCATGTAGTACACGCAGAAAAGTCAGCTCTTTGATTTTTCATGAAAGCTGTATCCCATGACTGGATAATAAACTCACAGTCAGGTGGTTCTCTGTTTTCCCACACTTGCCACCACTCTCGTTTAACCAAAGCTCCTTCCTCTGAGGTAGGGTCTTGTTGATATTGAGCCATCCACTTACTGTTGGGTAGCTCGGCTTTCAAAGCCTGTAACTCTTCCATCTTCCAGAACTCTGCCCACAAGGGGTTTCCAGAAGGCATAATTGCAGGAAGCTCTATGACTTCCCACTGGTCAGCACCGCCACGCTTTAAACTAGCATCGACTACTTGACCTGTTAAATCTTTGTTGTGCCATCTAGTCATGACCACAACGATAGAACCATTCGGTTGTAAACGCTGTCTCGGACCAGAGGTGTACCATTCATAGGTACGATTGAATACATTGATGTCTGAAGAAGCTCCCTCTTGCTCTGAATGGGGATCGTCAATAATAAGTAGATCAGCACCTTTACCAGTCACCGCACCACCTACACCAATCGCAAAGTAATCTCCGCC